AGCCAACCTGTACGGAGCCGACCTGCGCGAAGCCATAGGTACATACATGGCTTGCCCCACCGATGGCAGTTTTATCGGCTGGAAGAAGGCTTCGGAATATATCGTGAAGCTGCAAATCCCGGAGGATGCCCGCCGCAGCTCTGCCGGAGGCGAAAAATGTCGCTGCGACAAAGCCTATGTGGTGGAGATTCAGAATGCTGATGGAACTAAAGCCGACATCGAGACAATTCATTCGACCCATGATGCGAACTTCGTGTATACGGTCGGCGCTACCGTCGAGGTCTCCGACTTTGACGGTGACCGCTGGAACGAATGCGCTCCGGGTATCCACTTCTTCATCGACCGCCGGGCGGCCGTGGAGTATTAACGGAGGACGTTATGAAAGTCATCGTCACCTTTTCGGGCGGAAAAGACAGCCTTGCGGCGAGCTATTACGAGTTGTTATGCGAATGACCATGAAATTACGAGTATTCACAAGTTTTTCCGGCTATGACAGCCAACTTATGGCCCTCCGGGACATAGGTGCGAATTACGAGTGCGTAGGCTGGTCGGAGATCGACAGATGGGCGATCAAAGCCCATAATGCAGTATTTCCGGAGTTGGCAGACCGAAATTACGGCGACATCACGAAAATCGATTGGAACGCCGTTCCGGACTTCGACCTGTTCACCTACTCGTTTCCGTGTACCGACATCAGTAGTGCTGGAGAACAGAAGGGCTTCGAAGAAGATTCGGGTACCCGGTCATCTCTGTTATGGGAATGCCGTCGGCCGATCGCGGCCAAGCGTCCTAAATTCCTGCTGATGGAGAATGTGAAAGCCCTCGTGTCGGATAAATACCGTCCGCTGTTTCTCAAATGGGAATCGTGGCTTCGCTCGCTCGATTATGTCAATTACACGGAAATACTCAACGCCAAAGACTACGGCGTGCCGCAGAACCGGGAACGTGTGTTTATGCTCTCCATTCTTAACGGATGCTGGTATGAGTTTCCGCATCCGGTTCGGTTGGAAAAGCGGCTGAAAGATGTGCTGGAGCTGGAGGTAGACGAGAAGTATTTTTTGAACGAGCGCGGGATAAATTACGTCAAAAAGAAGTTAGGGAAATATACGGCTATCAACGGTGAAGTGGCGATGTGTTTAACAGCGAAAGGTTGCGCAAATTGGACTGGTACTTTCATATCCGACAAGTCTATTCAGATCGGTGCGACAAAGGAAACGGACTGGAACCGACAGCAATACCGGGTATACGATCCGACCGGCATCAGCCCGACGATAACGACGAAATCGGGCGGCGGCCTCGAACCAAAAATCCTGATGCGGGGACGCGGCTTCAACAAAGGCGGCGAAGCGGATATTCCCGGAACGATTACAGGAAGTGCGTGGGAGCAGAACAATTTGCTGGACTATGCAGGCTGCATCCGCCGCCTTACGCCCCGAGAATGTTTGCGGCTGATGGATGTTTCGGACGGCGACATCGACAAGATACAAGCTGTGGGAATCAGCGATACGCAGCAATACAAGCTGGCCGGGAACAGTATCGTAAAGGCTCCGATGATGGGGATATTCAGGAATATGTTGAAATACGGACTATGCGAATAGGTTTGGTTGACATAGACGGGCATCATTTCCCGAATCTCGCGCTGATGAAAATATCGGCGTGGCATAAGGCGCAGGGCGACCGAGTGGAGTTCGCAGACCCGATGTTCGGGTGCTACGACCGGGTTTACATGTCGAAGGTCTTCACCTTCACGGCCGATTGTCCGGACATCTACCATTGCGAGGTAATCCGGGGCGGAACGGGATTCCGGGACTATGCGACGGTGCTGCCGGAAGAGGTGGAACACATCTGCCCGGATTACTCGCTCTATGGCGTCAGGGAAGCCTATGGTTTCCTGACCCGTGGTTGCCCGAACCGCTGCCCGTGGTGCATCGTTTCGCACAAGGAGGGAGCCATCCGACCGGCATCCCCGCTCCGGGAGTTCCTCGGCGACAAGCGTCAGGCCGTGTTGCTCGACAACAACGTGCTGGCGTCGGAGTTCGGATTGGAACAGATCGAGGAGATTGTCCGCATGGGGATCGCAGTCGATTTCAATCAAGGGCTGGATGCCCGGAGGGCGTGCGATGATCTCTACATCCTCGACCTGCTGGCACGGGTGAAATGGATTCGGCATATTCGGTTCGCCTGCGACCGTATGTCCCAACTGGAGGCGGTTACAAAGTGTGTCAAAGAGTTGGGGCGCCGAGGCATCAAGCCATATCGCATTTTCGTCTACTGTCTGATTCAAGATGTCGATGAATCATTGGAGCGGATCAACGCCCTACGCAAGCTGAAAGTCTGCCCGTTTGCCCAGCCTTACCGGGATTTCGATAATAACATCAAACCGACGAATGAGCAGAAACGATTGGCTCGTTGGTGCAATCACAAGGCTATTTTTAAGAGTGTTGAATTTAAAAATTACAAGAGATGAAAGATCAGGTAACAAGCATTGAGCAGCCGTTGCGTCTCGTGGATGGCAAGTTTATGCTCGGGGATATAAAACCTGAAATCGGCAATCCCAAACAAATCGCGCTTTTGCAGAAGATCGAGCGCGAACGTACACAACGGGAAAAGGATGCCAATGATGGCCGGTTGGATGTATACATTCATGTGGAAGATATTAAGTATAAAGTCGTCTGTGAGTTCAGGTGCATTTGCGGAAATGATATTCAGGCGAGGGGCATTAATTATACTGACGTTTGGGAAGATTTGGAATGCCCGGTTTATGAGGATGGGCCAATCATCTGCGATAAATGCTACCGGGAGTATGAGATTGATGGTTTACATGCAAAGTTGATTAAACGATGAAAACACGCCTACCGAAACGACTGCGGCGGGAGGCTGACAAGAAGTTAGCTCCAATACGCATGATACATCCGATTCATTTTTCGGAATTTGTTGAATGATGGAATTACCGGATGTATATGGCATACCGAGAGAACTTTATCCTCCGCCGCGTTGCGGAGCTAAAAGGAAAGAGAAAAATGAAGACCAACAGACTAATAAACGAATGTCATTGCTACAACTGCCGAAAATACGAAGAATGCCAAACCAAAGGCGTATTCGACAATGATCCGGGCTTCGACTTCTGCGTGAACTATGAGGATGTGAGCTATCCCGATGACGATAACGATGAAAACGATTGAGCCATGAAAAGCGAAAATGCAAAGGAATACATTACACATGCCACGTGTACGGCACAAGAGTATGCTGAAAGATTCGGAGGGCGCGAGTTGGTCGTGTCAAGATGGGATGTGTCTACCGCTATCGAACTTGCCGAGCAGGATGCCGAGATGCGAATGCGTGAGAAAGCGATTAAAGCGTATTGCAGCGAATGTGCATGCTATGAAACGGGGGCCTGCGCATTAGACCCCGACAAATGTGCGACAAAACTACTTTTTGTCCAAAACATGACCGAGGAATGAAAAACTTTTTGATTGATGGTATTTGGCAAGGACCGCCGAATGGGTTCGACGTTAGAGAATGGCTCAATGAGGTTGTCGCCTATTCGGGTCTTGACGAATACCTTCAACCTACTGGAGTTATTCGTCGGTTTCAGAAGATAGAGCGAGTGCGCCGCAATGGCCGAGGCCGGGGCAAGACCGTCGAGGCTATTGCCGCGGAGATCAACAGGACAAACAATCTAAAACGACAAGAATAGGATGAAATTCACCACCCCGTGCTTTGTCCGCGTCGAGGATGCGGAGAAGCGGAAAGAACTGGCTGTGTGGCTGTCGAGTATAGGCCGGTATGTATCTCCTGCCGTCACATCAAGCGATGATCATAAAGACTGGGTAATAGTTACGGAACCTTACGATCCTGATTTGGATGGTTATGTTGGTATTTGGGCTAAGACACCCAAATCACCAGCATTTATTGACTGTGGCGAAAACATCGAGCTGTTCAAGGCGCTGGCGGCTATGAACGACGAGAACGACAACGAACAGTATTTTGTTACCGAGTTAGCCGGAAGTTCGTATTGTTTGCACAAAAATCGAAATACAAACCTTGATTATTCTCTTGTTTGCCGCAAGGCTACGGCCGAGGAGATTATTGAACATTTCAAAGAGAAATAGCTATGCAGAAAATCATGTTTAACGACCGCTACGGCTTGACGCAGGCGGTGATCGAGGGCCGAAAGACTATGACGAGGCGGCTGATTCCTGATGAATTTTTCGGCCTTACGTGGGACACGAGGGGCAACACCTTGGTTTATGAAAACGAATACGGGGATTTTATTGATGTCAGGCTCTCGAAGTATACCCGCTACAAGGTCGGCGAGATCGTTTCCGTGGCGCAAAATTACAGTTCATTCTACAATATTTTAGACAATACGAGGCCAATTCCAGAAGGTGCTGGATGGGACAATAAAATGTTTGTCAGAGCAGATTTGATGCCTCACCGAATCCGCATCACCGGAATCAAGTGCGAGCGGTTGCAGGATATTCAGGATGCCGATTGCCTGAAGGAGGGCGTCAGGTATATTCCCAAAATCAACAAGTTTTATTTCGAGGATGTGCACCGGGAAGAAGGGTTTTATTTTGACAATCATCGTGAGGCTTTCGCCGCGCTGATCGACAAGGTTTCCGGTCGCGGAACGTGGGCATCGAATCCGTGGGTCGTGGTGTACGAATTCGAACTTGTAAAATAGCAATGAGATGGCTTACTATATTACAGAACCTTTAGCTGGCAGCAACGATATAGTTGTGTCGGTTTATAAGAATACGGGAGAATATGTCGGGAATATCATTGTTGACAGATGGAAATGGAGGATGTCGTCCGATGATGACAGAGATAACGTTATTCGAAAGTGTTTCGGCGATAAAAAGTGGATTTGGTGAAATAGCGAGATTCTCGCAAAATCTCGCAAAACTGAAATAAATATGATAACGAAAGAGCAATATTGCGCCGCCAAAAAGATCGTCGAAATATACGAGGATCAGGTGTATGCTGAAAATTTGGAGCAGGTCAAAAAAGATTTTCCGATTGGTAGCCTTGTGGAATCAAAATCGGGATGGACCCACGGAACTGTTTGGGGATATGGCCGCGTGGGTTGCGATGCGACGCTCAAAGTTGATACAGGCTACCATCGAGCCGGCCGTTTTCTTGCCAAGTATGCGAAAAAACTTTAAACAGTTTGAAAGACTTTAAAGAACTTGAAACATGGGAACGCTTGAGAAAGCCCGGGAGTATGCCCGGAATGGAATGTCGCTGTACATGGACACAAGCGACGAACAGGATATTTACTGCGAGGATTTGATACAGGCATATCTTGCTGGGGCAAAATCCGAGCGTGAGGAGTTGACCCGTTGGCATGACCCGAAAGAGGAGTTGCCGCCTATTGAAAAGGTTGTGTTAGTAAAACTCAACTTCGGAAGAGGTTATGCGTTAGCAGACCGGGGTGACGAGGGGTGGTGGTACGCCGATTCCGAAGAATGGGAAATATCGGATGAGCAAGTCATCGGCTGGCGCGAGATTCACGAATAGAGCTATGGATATTCTAACCCCACATGGC